GCTCTGCAGGAACACATTCTATTCCTCTGGCTGCACGTTTGCCGGGTGCTACTGCACTTCCAACTGCTACAGCTTCACCAGCAATGGTTGTTGCTCGTATGGCTCGTTTGCTTGATCAACAGCAAGTTGACAAACAAGGTCGTTGGTTAGTAGTTGATCCAGTATTTATGGAACTTCTTGCTGATGAAGATTCACGTTTCATGAATGCAGACTTTGGTGAGTCAGGTGGACTTCGTAATGGTTTGACCATTAACAACTTCCACGGCTTCCGTGTATATTCCTCGTCTAACCTGCCAGCAGTAGGTACTGGACCGGGTACTACAGGTTCAGCCAACCAGCTTGCTAACTTTGGTGTTATTGTAGCTGGACATGATTCTGCTGTAGCAACTGCAGAGCAGATCAATAAAACAGAATCATATCGTGACCCTGACAGCTTTGCTGACATTGTTCGTGGTATGCATCTATACGGTAGGAAGATTCTTCGTCCTGAAGCAATCGTTACTGCCCGTTATAACGCAGCATAAGGGAGTAATACGTTATGGCTACAATCACAATGAGTACAAACTCCGATTCAACAACTAATAATGCTGGAACGGGTAATAAAAAACTTCGTGGTGCACTCACTGTATTGCAAAACGATATTGATATGGCAGATGCAATACTGCAAAATGGTGGAACTGCTTTAGCAGCAAATGATATCATTGAAGCTATTGCTGTACCTGCAAATACCATAATCCTACATGCAGGATTTAAAGTAATTACAGCAATGGCAGGTAGTACTACTGACTCTGCTTTGCATGTTGGTATTACAGGAACAGATGTAGACATTTTTGCTGCGTCATTTGACTATGATGGTGCATCTGTTGGTGATCATACACCAGCAATTACATCTTCAGGTGTCTGTAGTAACTTGCCAGTATTTACTGCAGCAGCAGATACACTTGATGTAGAAATTCATGCATCTGGTGGTACTATTACTGGTGGTATTATTCGTGTATACGCAGTTTGTGTTCTCATGGATGATATTTCACAGTCAGGTTCAGCCGCTGAAGTAGATCGTGATCTGCTGGCTTAACTTAAATAATATATACTTTGGGGCTGGCTATATGCTGGCCCCATTAGTGCATCAAATGTATGCAACAAAAAATTCTTGGGGTAGACATGGCTCTTACTTTTCTCACATTAACTAATAGTGTTATTACTCGTATGAACGAGGTAGAGCTTACTTCTACTACTTTTACTAGTTCTAGAGGCATACAAACTCAATGTAAAAATGCTGTTAATGAGTCTATACGCTACATTAATCAACGTGAGTTTGGTTACTCATTCAACCATTCTACAAATACATCTACACTAGTTGCAGGTCAAACTCGTTATACTATTCCTACAAGCACTAAATCTGTAGATTATAGTACAGCTAGAATTAAAAAAGATAGTGATCTTAATTCTGCAGGAAATGGTTTAACTACACTAAACTATAACGAATACATTGAAAAAGAATACGCTAATCAAGAGGATGAAGTTACTGCTACTACTTTGAATGGGTCACATTCTAATAGTGTAGCTACTTTAACTCTTGCATCTACAACGGGTCTTTCCTCTACAGGAACAGTACACATTGGTAGTGAGCAAGTTACTTACACAGGTATACTAGGAAATGATATTACAGGGTGTACACGTGGAGCTAATAGCACAACAGCCGCTGCACATTCTAGTGGAGTTGCAGTAACACAGTTTGATAGTGGTGGTGTACCTAGAAATATTGTTCGTACTCCTGATAATAACTATCTACTATATCCTTATCCTGATAAAGCTTATACGTTAATATTTGATTTTTACACATTTCCTAGTGATTTATCTGCACATGGTGATACTACTAGTATCCCAGATAGATTTGCACCTGTAGTTGTAGATGGTGCTACAGCTTACGTATATCAGTATCGTGGTGAGTTACAACAATATCAATTAAATTTTGAAAGATTTGAGCAAGGCATTAAAAATATGCAGAGCTTGTTAATTAATAAATATGAATATCTTAGGTCTACTGTTATCTCTAGCCCCAGAGGTTCTTCTAACTTTATGTCAGGAGTTATTACTTAATGCCTGACGTATCACGTACACAACCAGTAGCATTTAACTGTGAGGGTGGTTTAGTTCTTAACCGTTCTAACTTTATTATGCAACCGGGCGAGGCACTTGAGTTAGAAAACTTTGAGCCTGACATTTCAGGTGGATATCGTAGGATTAGTGGCTTTCGTAAATACGTAAACGCTACAGTGCCACAAACTAGCTCTAGCTCAGAGTTAGTACTAATGGTTGCTAAGTTTGACAATAAAGTATTAGCAGCTAGAGGTGAGAAGATATTTAGTGCTGCATCTGCTGAGTTGTCTATTGCTGTTGCATCAGGAACAGGTATGACAGGATCAGGTACTATTACTGTTCCTAGCACTACAGGTTTTTCTTCTAGTGGTACATTACAAATTAACTCTGAGTTATTTACCTACACAGGTGTTACCTCTACTACATTTACTGGCGTAACTAGAGCTACCTCAAGCACCACTGCAGCAACACATGCTAAACTTGATGTAGTATCAGAAAGCTGGACAGAAAGAGATACAGGCAGAACCAGTGCTAAGAAGTATCACTTTGAAAGATATAACTTTGATGGTAACGAAAAGATTATCTGTGTTGATCAGGCTAATGCTCCTGTAATATTTAATACTTCTATGTCAGCAGCAGATGTTAGTGATAGTAGTGTAACAGGTGCTACTGTTGTGGCTGCGTATAGAAACCATATGTTCTACGGCGGTAAGTCTACTACACCACAAGAAATAGTATTTAGTGAGCCATTTAATGAAGATGGTTTTAATAGTGGTTCAGGTGCAGGTAGTATTAAAGTTGATGATACTGTAGTTGCACTAAAGGTTTTTCGGGACAGCTTGTTTATCTTTTGTGAAAGTAGGATATTTAAACTTACTGGTTCTAGTTCTTCTGACTTTTCTGTGCAACCTGTCACAAGAAACATTGGCTGCATTAACAGCTTTACCGTACAGGAATTTGCAGGTGACTTAATTTTTCTTGGTCCTGATGGACTGCGTACTGTTGCTGCGACTGCACGTATTGGTGATACTGAACTTGGTACAATTAGTAAAAACATCCAGACTGTATTTGATGAAAACATTAAAGATGCTGGATCGTTTGACTCCGTAGTTATACCCGATAAGACCCAATACCGCATATTCTTTACTAAAGACGGACAAGGACAAACACTATCTAAAGGTGCTATCTGTGTTCTTAAAAAAGAAGCCTTTGAGTTTTCTGAAACAAGAGGTATACAGGTAGCTTGTACGGATACCTTTGTTGAGTCAGGTGATGTTATTGTCCTTCATGGAGATACTACAGGATTTATACAAAGACAAGAATCTGGCAATGACTTTGATGGTACAGCTATCTTAGGTAGATATAGAAGTCCTGACATGAGCTTTGGAGATAGTGGTATCCGTAAGCACATGCACAGGGTAATTATTAACTACAAACCTGAAGCTGACATTGATGCTGACTTAATACTTAGATACGACAACGAAGATACTGACTCAGCAAGACCTGCCCCTTATGCATTAGATACATCAAATGTTGCTGCACAATATGGTTCTGCTGTATATAGTACAACAGCTAGTGCAACACAGTTTGTTTATGGTGGTCCTACACAGCCACTTGTACGGCAACCAGTAGAAGGATCAGGGTTTTCAGTTGCACTAAAGGTAGAGGATGGTGGTACTACTGCACCTTACTCACTTAAAGGGTTTCAGTTAGAATATGAATTAGGAGCAAGACGTTAGATGGGTGCTACATATACAAGACAGTCAACCTACACAGACGGTGATACAATTACGGCGGCTCATACTAACAATGAGTTTGATCAGTTACTAGCTGCCTTTGCCTCAAGTACAGGTCATACACATGACGGGACTACTGCAGAAGGTGGACCTATTACTAAGTTACTTGGCACATCTATTACAGTTGGTGACGGTACTGCAGGTACAGACATTACAGTAACCTTTGATGGTGAGAGTAATGACGGTGTATTTAAATGGATGGAGGATGAAGACTATTTTGAGTTTTCTGATGATGTACTTCTTGCGGAAGCAGAAAAGCTACAGTTTCGTGATAGTGCTATCTATATTAATTCTAGTACTGACGGGCAGCTTGACCTTGTAGCTGACACAGAGATACAGATTGCAGCTACTACTATAGACATGAATGGTAATGCTGATATCTCAGGTAACTTGGGTATTGGTGGTAATCTTACAGTAACAGGTACTACTACCTTCAATGGTGGTACGATTACAATGGGTGATGCAGCTACTGATAATGTTGTGTTTGGTGCTGATGTAAACTCAAGCATTATTCCTAATACAGATAGTTCCTTTGATCTTGGTTCGTCTAGTCAGGAATGGCGTGACTTGTACATTGACGGTACAGCTTACCTAGATGCTATTAACTATAATGGTACAGCTATCTCAGCCACTGCTGCTGAACTTAATATCATGGATGGTGTTACTGCTACAACAGCAGAGCTAAATCTTATGGACGGTGTTACTGCCACTACTGCAGAATTAAACATCATGGATGGGGTAACAGCTACTGCTGCTGAGTTAAACATTCTTGATGCAAGTGGTAGTACAATAGGAAGTCTATCAGAGATTAGTACTATTGCTAATGATGACGTATTCCTTGCGTTGGATACTTCTGGTGGTGGCATAAAGAAAGTTTCAAGAAGTACTGTGGTATCTGGCCTTGCTACCTCTAGTGCTATTTCTAATGTAGCAGAAGATAGCACCCCACAGCTAGGCGGCAACCTAGACCTTAATGGCAATGACATTGTTACTACTTCTAATGCTACACTAGACCTAGCACCTAATGGTACAGGCACTGTTGTTGTACGGGGTAACACTAACTCAGGTGCTATTGTATTTAATTGTGAAAGCAACAGCCACGGTCAAACAGTAAAAGCACAACCACACTCTGCAGGTGTTACTAATAGTATGCTTTTACCTGCAGGTGCTAACTCTACTTTAGTATCACTTGTATCTACAGACACACTTACAAACAAAACACTAACCTCTCCTAAGATTAATGAAGACGTAGCAGTAACTTCAACAGCTACTGAGATTAACATTCTTGATGGTGTTACAGCTACCACTACTGAAATTAATCTGATGGATGGGGGAACCTCTGCAGGTACTACGGCTGTAGCTGGTGGTGACGGTATTGTTACTAATGATGGTGGCACTATGCGTCAAACTACAGTAGATACTTTTGATACATACCTGTCAGCTACCTCTAAGACACTCACAAACAAAACACTTACTACACCTATTGTAAATGCAGGGGTTCAGCTAAAGAATGGTGCTACCTCTGCAGGGTTTCTTGAGTTTTTTGAGGATAGTGATAATGGCACAAACAAAGTTACACTCATAGGCCCATCATCTACTGCAGATATTACATTGACTCTTCCTAGTACTGCTGGTACACTTGCAACTACTGCAGTTGTAACAAGTACTGCACAGGACGAGGCAACAGCATTAGCAATCGCCCTTGGATAAGGAAACAAATTAATGGCAAATACATTCAAGACAATTACAAGGGACGTTGCACCAGCTAGTGCAGGTACTCCTGAAACTATATATACTACCCAATCAAGTACTAGGGCTATCATCTTAGGACTTACTCTGGCTAACGTACATACCTCTCAGGTTACAGCAAGTGTAACTTTAGTTAGTACAACTACACAAACAAGTCAAACACAAAACACTACAGCACACTTAGTTAAAGATGCAGCTATACCAGTAGGATCGTCACTGTCTGTACTAGACGGTAAGGTAGTTCTTAATGCAGGTGATATCATTAAGGTAGACTGTAGTGTAGCAGATAAAGTCTCAGTTATTATGAGCTATATGGAGATTGACAGCTAATGAGTAGGCAGGGCAAACTAGCAGCACTGGCAAGCACTGGTGTAACCAAAACTGAACTAGATAACATAGACGGTGGTACATCCAGAGGGACAACTGCTATTGCCGATGGTGATGGTGTCTTGATCAACGATGCTGGCACTATGCGTAT